CGATGTGGATGATGACGGCAACGGTGGCGACGATCCTTACGACGCTGCACGCTATGGCCTCATGGCCCGACGCAGAAAATCAGAGACCACCGTTTTCAGACGATGACAGAGCAAAGCAAAAAAGATAGACCGGACTATCGATGTTCGCTGTATAACAAGATGAGCCGCGCCTGGGGCATCGTTAAAGATGCAAGCGAGGGCACGCTTGAACTGCGCGCCAAAGCCTCGCAATACCTGCCTAAATTTCCCGCCGAAGACGACAATATATACAAGGACAGGCGCGACACGGCTACCTTTTTCAACGCGACGACAAAAACAAAAGGCGCGCTCGTTGGTCTCATATTCCGCAAACCTCCGAAGCTGAGCGAGCATGTTCCTGAGGTCATAAAGAAGCATCTTGAAAACGTAGATTCCGTCGGCACACACTGGACCGTATTCACAAAGGAATTTACCGACTCTGCCGTCGAGCTTGGACACAGCATCATCTTTGTCGATATGCAGCTCTTCAAAGAAGGTGCGACGCACGAAGACGACTTTGCCCCTGGCAACCGGCCTTTCTGGATTCGCTACACCCCGGAACAAGCTATTAATTGGCGCATGGCGAAGCGAAATGGGCAGATGGTTCTACAGCAGATTACCTTTGAGGAATGTAGCACAGAGGCTGATGGTGAATTTGGAGAGAAGATAGTCACGCGCTATAGAGTGCTGCGACTGACGGAGACGGTAGACGGGCAGACGGGTGAGACAACCCCTATAGTCCAGTGGAAGCTTTACCTGAAAGTTAAGGATGAGCACGGCAATGAAGTAGTGATTCCTGAAAACGAAGGCACTTTCAAGAACATAAGGGAGATCCCTATATCCGTCGGCTACGGGGGAAAGAAAGACTTTCTCTACTCACGCCCGCCGCTTCTGGACCTGGCGTTGATGAACATTAAGCATTTTCAGCAGGCATCCGATTACGACAACACTCTTCACATATGCGGATTTCCGATTCTCTGCGATGACAATGCCGGTAACGAGGAAGATGTAAAGCCTGTTGGCCCGGCCCTGAAAATCTCAGTCGAGAAAGGCGGTCAGGTCTGGTATGCCGAACCTGCCGGATCATCGCTAGCGGCCCAACGCCAGAACCTGGAAGACAAGAAACAGGAGATGGCCGCGATGGGCATCTCGTTTCTTGCCGAGAAGGTACAGGTCGAGCAAACCGCAACCGAGCAAAAGATCAATTCATCTGAGCGCACATCCGATTTAGCGACAATCGCGCGATCCGTGAAAGACGCTATCGAGCGAGCACTTGGATTTCACGCACAGTTTCTCGGAATGAGGGCAGAGCAAGCAGGGACTATAGAAATCGCTGATCCCGCCGAGCTAGTATTGAGCATCGAGCAGATTCGAGAAATGAGCGATGAAGTCGTGCGCGGCCAGCAAAGCCTCGAAACATTTTGGGCTATGAAAGCAAAGGCCGGACTATTGCCCGACGACTTCGACCCTGAACTTGAGCGCGAGCGCATAGGCGAGGTGCAGCCGATCTGATGAGACAATCCAGACTCTTCAAATCAGCGCCGCGTCAAAAGCCGCTTGAATCCGTTGTGCTGCGTTCGATCAAAGCGTATCTTTGCGCGCGAAACATCTATCACATCCGCGTCAATAGCGGCGCGATCACAACAAAACAAGGTCATCGCGTGCAACTCGCACCTGAAGGCAGTCCTGATCTTTTTTGTTTATACAAAAAAACCGCGCTCTTCGTAGAAACAAAACGCGAAGGCGAGAAGCCTACGCCGGTCCAGCTCGCACAGCATGCATTCATCCGGGAGAGCGGCGGGCAGGTAGTAGTTGCGACCTCGATTGATGATGTCAAAGCAGCCCTCGATAAAATTGACCTTGAACGCAGGTGACTATTCCGCGCCGTGAAAGAGGATGGTTGAGTAAGACACTCGGCTTGCTCATTCGGCTTGCGGTCGAGCTGCGGCGATTGGAAAACGGGGCTGCGGCACTCGCCTCTTCACCTCTGAGCAGGGCTTTTACTGAAAGTCTGTCTCTACTCTCTGGCGAAGAAACTATTTCTACAGGCCAGGCGCGGCGCTTCCTTACCGGGTTTAATACTCAGATAGGTGATGCGATCACCAGCGCGCGCGCGACAGCAACAAGTCAAGCGATAGAGATCGCCAGCTACCAGAGCGAGCGCACTGCAAAGATACTCTCGAAGGCAGCCGGAAACGTCTTCACCGCTGACGGCATAGACCGAGACCGGCTGCGCGAGATTCTGACTCATGATTCGATTGAAGGGCGGACGGCAGATCAGTGGTTCAGACGGCTTGAAGCGGAGATCGCCCAGCGCGAGCAATTCAAGTCACACGACCGGCGCGCGGGATTGCGCTTCCAGAGCGTTGATGAATGGCTGCGCTACTCAGGTGAAATAGTCGCACTCTGTAATTCCAGTCATACACGGGCATTCTAAAGATATTTTTTTAAGCCAAAGCAGTAGCGAATAACTACTGCCAATCAACATAAACCCACAGCCAGCGGCGCTGGCGCGACTTCGGCGAAGTCAAAGGAGAATCATGAAACTCAAAGGCAAGATCATTGGCGACCTCAACGGCGTTGAGCAGTCGTTTCGCAGTCTGTATGTCGAAGCAAAAGACAAAGATGGCAAGGCTATCACGCAAGACGGCAAACAAGTCTTCATCCTCGATGTCGAAGGCATGGAGCATGAAGATGACGTTCGCGGCTTGAAGTCTGCGCTGGAAAACGAGCGAGCGCAGAGCACCACGCGACAGGGCAAGATCACCGAACACGAAGCAACCATTCTGCGCATCAACGGTGAGCTTGAGACTGCTCGCAAAAAGCCAACCGGCAAATCTGACGAGGACGTTCAGGCGCAGATCCGGGCCGCGACCGAGGAGCTGACTAACCGGCACAAAACCGAACTGGAAGCCGCAAACGCCACCGCTGGCAACTATCGCTCGCATCTCGATACGGTCATGCGCAAGAACGCGGCAATCACTGCTATCTCGACGCCGGGGCAGGGTGCAAAGCGCACCAAAGGCTCTCCTGAATTGCTGATTCCTCACATCCTTGAAAGAACTCAGTTTGTTGAAGACAAAGACGCGAACGGCAAGATATCAGGCTTCCGCGTCGTTGTCGTCAATGAGCAGGGCACCCCGCGCATCGGTGATTCGCAGGGCAATCCTATGACCTTAGATGGGCTGCTCGATGAGATGTTCGCAAATCCAACTTACGCGCGTGCATTCGAGGCAGCAAGCGGCGGCGGGTCCGGCGCGCACAACAACACGACCGCACCAGGCGGTAAGCCGACAATCAGTAGCCGTGACCAGGACGCCTTGAATGAAAATTTCGAGAAGATAGCGAGCGGCGAAGTGGTTGTTGTTCCTTAAGCCCTTAAAGCAATCACTAAAACCGAAGGAGCAACTCAATGGCAAATACACTCACCGAGATCATGCCCAAAATTGTGGCGCGCGGTCTCATGCATCTGCGCAAGCGCGTCGTTATGCCGCGCCTTGTCAACAACTCATACAGCACAGAGGCAGCCGAAAAAGGCGATGTCATCAACGTGCCCATTCCCGTCAGTCGAACCGCGAAGGCAGTGACACCGAGCAATACGCCGCCCGTAGCCAGCGACAGCGCACCCACCAAAGTCGCTATAGCGCTCGATCAGTGGTATCACGAAGATTTCCGTCTGACGGACAAGGAACTGACGCAGATTGATAAGGACAAGCACTTTCTGCCGATGGAAATGGAAGGCGCGATTGAAGCGCTTGCCACGAACGTCAATCAGTACCTGTTCAGCAAATACAAAAAGATTTACGGCTATGTGGGGACGGCTGGCACTACGCCTTTCGCGACAGATATCACGCAGGCAACAGCTCTGCATAAAGTGCTGAATCAGCAGAGATGCCCGAAAGAACTCCGACGTGGGGTGCTCGACTTCAACGCCGAAGCGAACGCGCTGGCGCTCGCGCCGTTTCGTGATGTTTCGCAATCAACCGACGCTAACCTGATAATCGAAGGGACAATCGGGCGCAAGGTAGGCTTCGATTGGCTCTCCGATGATGATGTGCCGACGCACACGAAGGTTGCGGCTGGCACGATCCTGGTAGACCAGGCCGATGTCGCAGTAGGCAACAAGACGGTGCATTTCGACGGCGTGACGACTCTGCCGGTCGCTGGTGACGTATTCACCGTAGCGGGTGATACGCAGACCTATGTGATCATCTCGACCAGCGCGCTCTCGACCGCCGACGCCGATTTCACTTTCGAGCCTGCGGCGCAGGTGGCATGGGCAAATGATGCGGCAGTGACGTTCAAGGCTACGCACGTTGTCAATCTCGGCTTCCATCGCGATGCATGGGCATTCGCGACGCGCCCGCTGGCTGCTTCGACTGTGGATTTGCAACTGGGCAATCAGATCATGTCAATGCAGGACCCGAAATCGGGGCTTGTGCTGCGACTGGAAATCAGCCGACAGTTCAAGCAGACGGTCTGGGATTTCGACATCCTCTACGGAGCCGAACTCGTGAGGCCGGAACTCGCCGCGCGGCTGGCCGGTTAGTAAGTCCTTTCCAATCCAATTCGCCGGGCCGCGCTTCCTTGCACGGCCCGGTCATCGTTCAATCAATACGGAGGCATCATGGCACAGCTACCAACAATCGAAGTGTACATTGACGGCGTAGAATCGCCCGTAATCATAAACGAGTCGGATTTTGATCCGGGCTTTCATCGCAAAGAAGCGCCGGATTTGAACCCAAAGAGCCGAAGCAGCCGAACTCGTCAAAACAGACGAAGGCATCGAAGCAGTCGAATGCTGCAATAGAGCCGGATGCTCCGAAGGAACCCAAAGAGCCGAAGCAGCCGAAAGAACAGGCATG